ATGGTAGAATTTCAAACTGTAGCGGTTATAATATATCGTTTACTGTTGCTGTAAAGTTGGTAGTACAGCTCAGTGTCAGGTATATGCCGGCTCGTTCAATAAAATAGTGCTATGCTGCCGTGGCACAGTTGGTAGCGCACCTCATTGGTAGTGAGGAGGTCATGGGTTCGATTCCCATCGGTAGCTTGTATGGTGAAGTGCTGTAAACCCAGTAAAATCAAGGGTTTGCGGCATTTTTGCTTTTGAGGGGCATATTGCTTAAAATGGTCAGAAATCGTTAAAAATAGGGTAAATTCGAAACAAATGTTAGTAAAAATGTTAGTAAAAAACCCAGGCATTTCAAGGGGTTGCGGGGAATGGTGATTTTCAAATGTTAGTAAATGTTAGTAAAGCTTACAAAACCAGTTTTTTGATCTTCTCTTCCACCTTTTTATCATTGTCCGCAAGGTGGGTATAAAGCTCTAAAGTTATTTTCACGGATGCATGTCCAAGCAACTTTTGAGCCTCTTTCACGTCTATGCCGGAGTAATACAGCATGGTTGCGTAGTTGTGCCGGAACGTGTGCGCAGACAATCCGGTAGTAAGGGAAATCTTGCTATCGCCACCCATAGCCGTGTTTATCTTTTTAATAATTTTATCCCAAAACCTTTTATATGCTCCCTGGCTCATCAATTCACCTTTAGTGCTGTGGAATAGGTATAGCCCAGCTAATCGCCTGAAATACGCTTTCAAGCTTTCTGACAAGCTATCTGGGAGCGGTATCGTTCGTATGGAAGATTGCGATTTTGGAGTTTTGATTGATGGTGTGTTGTTGTCTATGAATTCCAGCGACCTACTGACGGAAAGGGTTCCTGACTTTAAATCAAAATCGTTTCTCATTAATGCTAATGCTTCACCACGCCTGATCCCGGTCAGCGAGATAATTTCTATGAACATATTCTCCATCGGCGTGAAATTGCACTTCTTAATAGCTTTCTTTTCGTCCTCGGTCAAGATGCGTTTTTCACTCTTCTCCACCGGCTTGACCAACTTGACCGTACGGCAAACGTTCTTGTAGATAAACCCGTCGTCTATGGCAGCCTCCAAAATCTGGTTGATCGTCATTTTCATGATGCGCTGCGTCTCATAATGTCCGTTTTGCTCTGCCAGCAATTCCATGATGTCCGATTTTTTCAAGTCCATCAGCTTCATCTCATTGACGCGCCCCATTCGCTCAAGGGCATATTTGTAATTACGCTGTGTGTTCTGCGCCAGGTTCGACTTGTAGATCATAAACCATTTCTTAGACCAGTCCCCGAACGTCATGCCCTTGTCATCCGCATAGGTCCTTTTTTCCACGGAATCAATAATAGCGGAGCTTTTTCTTTTTATTTCCGCATTAGATTTTCCGTAAACAGTTTTAAACTTCCGTTTGCCGGTATCGTTATCAATTCCGATGAATATGTTTTTTTGATACAATCCATCATCACGTTTTTTTGCCATTTAATCGCTCCTTTCTAAAATTAAGTACAAAAATAGCATGGTTGACGAAACCACGCATGAATGGTAAAATATTCTTGTCTAGGGGATACTTTATCATTTAAAGGTGGTTGGTATCTATGTAAGCCGTTCCTGTTTGCAGCAGGGGCGGTTTTTGTATTTTTATTTTAAGTTAATTAATGTAATATCATTTAAGTAGTCCTTTAAATCTGATTTAAAACGTTTATAGTAATTATCTTGATGCTTAATAATATTCTCATAGATTTCATCGTGTAGTCGCAAAAGAATAGGTTTTAACTTAAGAAAGTCAGACTCTATATCCTGAATAAAATAACGTATCCCCCCGCCATCTGTTGAAGTGGCAGGTGCTGTTTTTAGTTGGAGTTCATCGTTTTCAGATAAAATGTTTTGGTTTTTAATTACTATGTAGATGCCTGTTTTACCCTTGGTTTTAACTCTAAATATCGGGTAAAAACATTTTGCAATTAAATAACTTCCTTTTTTCTCATAGCGAAAGTAAGGAGCATCTGAACCATTAAAAACAGTAGAAGTAGCCTGTATTATCATATTGTCTACTTCATTGAGGGAATTTAACGTAGTGTTTTTCTTTTCTAAAATTATCTCATGAATTTTTTGGGACAAACCATATGTGGTAAGACAATCATCTATGGCCCTATGTGCTGTAGTTACGCTTATGTCAAAATGTTTTGCTAGGGTTTGAAGTTTATGATTGTCCGTATTATCTACATATTGCCTTGAAAGGCTTAATGTATCTATACAATCATTTGTAATAGGTGTATGAAATATCTCTAAAAATGCAAAGTTGATAAAGCGAATATCAAAGGTAATTATATTGTGACCAACCAATGGTAGCCCTTCAATAAAATTTTTATATTCGGTTATGACAGTGCTTAGATCTTTGGTTTCCGCTCTAAGCATTTCGCTGGTGATTCCAGTCATATTGATAATTTCTTTAGATAATGGTTTGTCTCGATGAATGAAAGAAGAATATTTGTTAATTATTATTCCGTTTTTTATTTTTAATGCAGCTATTTCAATAATTGAATTTTTCCCAGCTATTAACCCGCTTGTCTCAATATCCGTTACAATATATGAATCAGGAAAAGAGAATAATTGTTTTCCACTCCAGTTCTTATAAATATTTACTGGTTCTACCTTTTCGTTGACTATATTTTGCATTACTGTATCAATTTTTACATGTGTATCAATAACCTTTGTTGACTTGAAATCATTTTTTATATTTACATTGGATGAGCGATTTTGGAGGATATTGTAAAGGTCTAAAAATTTGCTTCGTTTAGAAGCCAGGAAAAATATGGAGTAATTTTGTTTTTGAGTTCGTATCTGCAAACAACCATTTATTAATCCTATTGGTTCAATGAACCGGACAGATCTAATATCATCAAGTGTGCAATTTTCCTTTAAGAATAATTGTTTTATAAAAACATTGTTCTCATCAATAGTTATTTTGCTCCAACCATAACCTTTAAATTCTTGCATATTTCTATCTCTTCTTTCTTTTGTATTTATCAAAACGCCTGCTGATCGTTTTAATATCGTTCTTATAAAAAATCTTATTATACACTATAATCATAGATCATTTCCATATAAATAATGATGTTCCATCCGTTCAAACATGTCACAATTTTCCTCTAAAAATCGTATACGTTCTTCATCTTTTTTCATTTGTCGCTGGAGTTTCCTGCGACGCTTTCGTATACGTTCCAACTCTTCCAAATATTTCACGGCAGGAATTGGCACAGTGTTAGAGTTCTCTATAGATTTGTGGGCATTGTATTCAATTACTTGTACATTTTCCTTAGTGAAATCATCTTGTCTGATATGCTTTAACGCATGTTCATAGGCTTTTAACTGTGCATCATATGAAAGGCGGGAATTTATAAAAATGGTAAAGCTGCCGTCTTCATTAGGACATACGGTTTCTTTGGTTTTATCTGGTAAATCAATTAAATGAACAAATATATCTGCCGTTGCTGTATTAGTCAATATCACCACGTTCCTTTCGCTTTAATGCAAGCAGCATGTCATGTACTGTTTTCAAGTCATCAGGATCGGCGTCTTTGGCAGTGTCAAATAAAAGCCGTAATTCCTTGTTTTCAAAAATCTTTTGCGCTGTTTGAGCGGTCTCTTCGTTAAGATAGTATGTTTCACCCCCTTCTTTTTCTTTGCCAGTCATTAGATATTCAACTGTTACGCCAAAATAATCAGCTATTTTTTGTAGCTTATCTTGTTTTGGTGTGTATTTTCCTTTTTTCCATTCTGTAAGAGTAGAAGTTGAGATACCCGTCTCTTTGGAGATTTTATAAGCAGTTACTCCGTTTTTCTCTAACAATTCTTGAAATATTTCATACATAGCATTCCCTTCCTTACTATATGTGATATAAATTAACTTAGAAAATCGAGAAATAAATATTGACAATCTCGGAAAGCTATGCTACAGTATATACATAGCTCGGAATTACGAGTTATAAATGACAAAACAAAAAAGATTTCTTAATTAACTAAGGTGGTAATTAGATTATATAAGAAATCTTAGCTAATGTCAAGTGTATTTCCTATATTTAATGATGGGGGGTGGAACGATGTATGAAAGATTTGAAGAACTTTTAAATCAAAGGGCGATTACGGCATATCAAGTGTCAAAAGATACTGGTATCGCTACAGCTACACTTAGTGAATGGAAGCATGGTCGGTACAAACCAAAAGCAGATAAGCTCAAAATTCTGGCGGATTACTTTGGCGTAACAATTGAATATTTCTTAGAAAAAACAGACCAAGACAAAGCGGGATAGGAGGGTGGTGAAAAAGGTGTGGATATCAAAGAAGAAATTCAAGAAACTGGAAAACAGGATAACTGACCTTGAAACGCAAGTTCAAAGTCAGCAAGAACTAATAACACAGATTACAAAGTCGATTGAACAGGACTCGCAAAATCTACGTTTTATCCTGAAAGAAACAAAAAACAATATGATTTCCGCTATTGAAGCTTTAAAGAATGAAATAGTGGAGGATGTTAAACGGGAATTAAATCATTAATGCAGATGTCAATGAACAACTTTCCGAGGTCTGTAATAGAAAAACTTTTGCGCTTTTCAACAAGGTCCTTTTTGCCAGAGTGGAGTTCAGTTAACAATCTGTATTCGGATGATGAAAAAATTTCTTCATATAGACGGCTATTTACGAGGGCTGCAGTATTTATACAAATTAAACCAAGTTTTTCTAAAAGAGTAAAGGAAGCGCTTTGTAATTGGTGATTAGAAATATCGTATCCTGAAATATTTATTTCTAAAACGCAATATTCAGTACACATTTCAAGCTCTACATGAAAGCTATCTTGCGTTATCAAATCAACTAGTGCTCTGTCGTCTGAACCTGACAATTGCGAAAGAATTTTAGCATCATTTGGCGACATTTGTTTAATGGCATCTATAAAAGATGGGTGAACCATTTCTTTTGTGTCCTCATACATGGACTTAGCCAAAAGGTTAGCATAAAGATTTCTTAATTCAGTGCTGTCCATAGAATATGAAATAGCTTGAAACGCTGGAATAGCAACATATGCTTCTGGTGCAGTTATTTTATCAGGGTCGGCATCCTTTAACTTATCATGAAGCAATTGTTTTGTATGTTCAACATTGTATTCTCTTTGAAGTATCCAAATATCAAGAGGAGCAAGCGCAGCATTTATTAATTTGGGTATACGGCTTACAACCTTGCTAGTTTCTCTTACAGTTGATTGGAGTCCATTTTCATATACTTCACTTGCCAACTCAACTGCGGAATCAGGAATATTTATTGTTGGTATTTCGCTCATAAAATCACATCCTTTCGCCCAAATTTTACCATAGGTGACAGGAAAGTACAATAAGAAAACAAAAAAGCAGGATAGGAGGTGATCGAAATTGCCAGAACCATCAAAAGAATTAACTGAACTTATACAGCAGATCAAAACGGCTTTGCACCCTGAATTCCCTCCGGGCGGCGTACCGGTGGAAGTGGCAGCCAAAGCCTACGGCATAGCATTAGAAACCCTGCGGCATCAGATTGAGTTCAAAGAAATAAACATCGGTCGCATGTGGCTGTCTCCTGCAAAAAGGGGTAAAAGGCGTTACCGTAACTTTTACATAAGTCCAAAGCTGCTATATGAGGAAACAGGTTATATGTGGAAAGGGGAGCAGGAATGAAGAACAAAATCCACACAGTTATTAATACCATTGTTTTTATAATCATGTGCATTGCCGCCAGTACGGAGACCGGCACCTGGGTAGAAGTAATTGTACTGTATGCCTGCGCATTGTACCTTGTATTATTCGCACTAATCAATATGGACTATTTGAAGCAAGCGAGGGGGTGCTCTGGTGATTGAGATTATTGCAGTTAGAAAAGCGACTCCGGAAGAGATAAAGGAATTTGAAAAGAAAAAGTCCTGCGCCGGCAAGCAAACAGGACAACAGTAACTAACAATAATTACTATAGCCTTATTATAGGCAGGAAAGGCAGGAAAGTCAATGGTAAAAGGAATCATTCGTCACGTTGACGATTTGGGCAGGGTCGTAATCCCAAAAGAAATGAGGAGAGATTTAAGGATTAAAGAAGGCGACGCCTTGAACATTTTAGTGGAGGGAAACGGGATCCGCATGAGAAGGGCTGAAAAAAGCTGCATAAGCTGCGGAACCGAAAGTGAAGATCATCTGCGGGAGCATGACGGCATGTACATGTGCGGGGAATGCCTGAAGAACTTTACATAACGGGGGTGAAGAAGTGAGGGATAAAAATACGGAAGAACTGGTCACGGACAATATGAAATTTGCTTACCATATAGCCTGGAAATTCAATGGCAGCGGGATCCCGATAGACGAGCTAAAGGCAATCGCCCTGCTTGGGCTGGTCAAGGCTGCGAATGCCTATGACGAGGGAAAAGGTTTCAAGTTTTCAACCTTTGCCGGAACGGTCGTGCAGAATGAAATACTCATGGAGCTTAGAAAACTGCGTAGGCATGCGGGGGTCCGCTCTTTGGATGAACCGGTAAATGACGACGGAGAGAATCTAATAACGTTAAAAGACGTCATCCCTGACACGGAGAAGGGCTTTGAAAAAGCGGAACTATCGGATTTCGCCAAAACGATGCTGGACATTTTGCCGTCAAGGCAAAGGCAGGCGGCGGAATTGACCGTCTGCCAGGGGTTAAGGCAAGAGGACGTTGCGAAAGTAATGGGAGTGACCCAGTCCATCGTAAGCAGGTACGCAAAGCGCGCCGTGGAAACGATGAGGAATCAATATTGGGAGGGAAAGGCATGCAGCTGATTAATTATGAAGAGGCCGTGCACCTGGTGATGCATGGTGAAAAGGATGGAATATACGTCATGGTGCCACGCCGGATGGGCGGGATGACCATGGAGGAGGTCAGGAAGCTGGCAAGGGACGGTGTGCTATTCGGAATGTCCGACGTTCCGGAAAAAGAGCCTTCTGTTCCGGAAAAAGAGCCTGTCGTTCCGGAAAAAGAGCCAAAACCAGCACCAGAGCCAGAACTGGGATCAGGACCACTGCTGCCCCCAGCGCCGGAGCCGGGAGACGGCAGCAAGCCCGCCGGGAGACGGATTGATACCGGCAAGATCCTGGCACTGCGCAAGGCGGGCTGGGCAGTGAAGGACATAGCGGAGGACATGGGGCTGTCTACCGCGACAGTGTCAAGCGCGATATGGCGGGAAAAGAAGAAAAGTGAAAGCAAGGAGGATAAGCAGAATGAAATTATATGAGCTGACGGAGCATTACGAGGACATTTTAAACATGCTTTATGACGGGGAAACGGATGAGCAGGTGATCCTTGACACGCTTGAATCCATAGAAGGCGAAATAGAGGACAAAGCGGATAATTACGCAAAGATGATTAAGAACATGCTGAGCGATGCGGAAGCTATAAAGCAAGAGGAGGAGCGCCTGTACGGCAGGAGAAAGGCTCTGGAAAACAGAAGCGCATTATTAAAAAGCACACTGCAGAAAAACCTTGAATTCATCGGCAAGACGAAATTCAAGACGGAGCTGTTCAGTTTTAACGTGCAGACAAATGGCGGAAAGCAGCCTTTGACGATTACGGAGAATTTAGATGAAATACCGGGCAAATACTTAATCCCGCTGCCGCCGGTGCCAAACAATGAGGCCATTCGCGAACTGCTTGGAAACAAGGAAGTTGAATGGGCGCATTTAGAACCAAGGGGAAAAAGTCTGCGGATAAGGTAGGTGGAATGCAATGGATGAAAAAAAAGACATTTCACCCTACAGGATGAATCAGATCATGAAGACGGCGGCCGACGTGACAAATACATTGATTAACAGCAGACACCTGTTTAATCCGACTTACCGGGAATGCGAAATCGTATTGGAATTAGCAGGGAGAGCCATAGAGAGAAGCAAGAATGAATAGGAGGGATTTTGTATGTTTTTAAACAAGACGCAATTTAAGAAATGGATCAAGGAGGCTTATAATCACTCGGGCCTGACAGTCGGAATGGTACATGGCGGCCTGGTACTGCAAGGGCATGCATGGATTGTCTGGATAGATGAAGGACATATACCTAACTGGGTAAAAGCCGCGGTGATGGAGCATACGGGGATATTGCCGGACAGCGGCGACATGTTTCGTGCGGTAAAAGACGAACCGATTCAATATGAAATTACAAAAAACATATTTTTTGATTTGCCGGGGACGTTTATTGACGCAAAGGTTCCGTTCACCGTAACGCCGATCATATATGATGCCGGATGGAATACAAACCGTTTATTTCAAGTGAACGAAACTAAGAGCTTAATCCCGGTCAACGAAGCCTTATATGGAATTATTGATTTCAAAGAACTGGAAGGTGAAAATCCTCCCGTGGGACCGTCAGCATTAACATATGACGGGTCACTGCTTATGTGGAAAAATGAGAATTCGGCATTGGCGATCTGCAAAGCAGCGTCTTTGAGCGATACGGGAAATAAGACGATGGAACTGCTTACGAAAATCAATTATGGGGAGGCGTGACCTATGGGAATACCGGTACTGATTATTGGAAAGTCAGGTGCGGGAAAAAGTGCGAGCCTTAGGACTTGCGTGGGGAAAGACTTCAATCTGGTGCGCGTATTGAAAAAGCCGCTGCCATTTAAAGGGGGAATAAACGGATGGGTGACGGACGATTACGCGACCGTAAAAAAAGCCCTGAAATCCGCTCCTGCGAAATCTGTCGTGATTGACGATGCGGGGTACCTGATCACAAATTATTTTATGAGCAACCACAGTACAAAGGGAGCAGGAAATGCAGTATTTTCTTTGTATAACACTTTGGCGGATAACTTCTGGGAAATGATCCAGTTTACGGTAAACGCATTGCCGGAGGATAAGATCGTTTACATAATCATGCATGAGGATTGTAATGACTTTGGGGATATTAAGCCGAAGACGATCGGCAAGCTGCTGGATGAAAAGATATGCCTCGAAGGGCTGTTCACCATTGTTTTAAGGTGCGTCAGCAATTCCACGGATCATAAATTCATCACGCAGTCAGACGGCGGCGCGGTAAGCAAGTCCCCGATCGGAATGTTCGAGGACCTGGAGATTGAGAATGACCTTCTTTATGTCGACCGGAAAATCCGTGAATATTATGAAATCGCAAACCCAAAAAATGAAGAAAGGCAAGGGGTATAAAAATGATAAGCAAACCACAGGGATATGACGAGTCACAGGCGTTCACGGGGGATTCCATGCAACTGCAACCGGGGTGTTATGTGTGCGTAATCAAGCAGATCTCCATGACCCAGACACAATCAGGGCGGCAGCAGATGGCAGTCCTGTTTGATATAGCGGAAGGCGAAAACAAAGAGTTTTATAAAAAGCAATATGAGATAAGCAGGCAACAGGATGCGCAGGCGAAATGGAAAGGCGTGCATAAGCAGATCATTGACGGGACCAGCCTTCCATTCTTCAAAGGCCTTATCACGGCGATAGAGAAATCAAATAACTTTCAATTCCCATGGGGTACTGAGAACAATGAGAAGACCATGGTCGGTAAAAAATTTGGCGCCGTCATGGGAAGGGAAGAATTTTTAACGCGGGACGGACAAAGAAAATTTGCCACAAAAATATTCCAGATCAGAAGCCTGGACGGTCTTAAGGACGCCAAAGTCCCGGAAGACAGGTTACTGCCACAAACCCCTGGTCCGGCAAATGCCGGCATGCCGCAGTTTGGGCCTCCGGATGAGAATGGATTCATGAGCGTTCCGGATGGTATCACAGATGAAGAACTTCCATTTATGTAAAGAGGATTACCAGGAGGTTAAGATAAGCTTAAGCATGAGGCAGGTGGCCGAGCTATATGGATTCCATGTAAATGAAAGGGGCAAATGCCTCTGTCCCTTTCATAACGATGCGCATCCGAGCATGAAAATCTATGCGGATGACAAAGGATATTATTGTTTTTCATGTGGTTCCGGCGGGGATGCAATCAAGTTTGTAGCAGAGCTCTATAGCTTGAGGAATGAAGAGGCATGTTTAAAACTCATAGAAGACTTTTCGCTCCCAATACAGACGGAAGCCCTGTCATACAGGGAAATGCGGGAACGTGAAAAAAGGATAGGGCAAAGAAAAGAGCTGGACTACTTTGTAAAATGCGCATATGCCGCATTGGCGGCTTACAGGCAGCTCCTGTGTGAGGCAGCCAGGAATCCGGAAGATGAGCATTTCATTGAAGCCTTGCAGGAATTATCAATTGTTGATTACAGGCTGGAATGCTTAAAAAAATGCCCGGAAAGATATTATGCGGACAAGAAGGCGGTGAGGCGGATTGGAGCAATCAGGAAACGAGTTATTGGCTGGCATGGATGCAATGGAACCGGGGCAGCCATTTCCCGATGAGGTATTCTACAACATTTTTGAGATAGAGGACATCGTGGAGAGGACACAATATATAGAGGCGCTAAAAGCGAAAGCAAGGATGCTGAAACGTGCAAGGGAGTTCGACAACATATATAAGGCATTTATCATGGATTATGTACAAAAGATGAAGCAGACCGGTAATGAGACCCAATTCACGGAACAGCCGCTCAAGCTCGTTTGCGGGGAATGGAACGCAAGGGATACCGGAGTGACTAAGCAAAAATGGGATCAAAGAGGAATACCCACGAGAGTAATTGCCAGCCCCCATCCAATCATACCGATAGAAATACTAAAGAATGTTGATACGAATGAGGAACGAATAACGCTTGCTTTCTTTAAATGCGGCTGTTGGCAGAAAATTACGGTGGATCGTTGTATTTGCGCTAATTCAAGTAAGATAGTGGATGTTTTAAGCCAGCAGGGAATTGAAGTGACGACAGAAAATGCAAAGTATCTTGTTCGGTTTATCAGCGATTGCGTCGGAATGAATCCGGTACAGCTCGCCCCAAAGAAATCCATCAACAGGCTCGGCTGGGTTGGAACGGAATTTACGCCATATGCAAGCGATATCCGATATGAGGGCGATCCGGATTACGAGGTTATATTTAAAAACATTAAAACGGCAGGCAGTTTTGATACATGGAAGGAGCTATGCGGTAAATGGAGGAAAAACATACCTCTCCGCATGATGATGGCGGCCAGTCTTGCAAGCGCACTGTTAGAGCCTCTTGGGGTGCTGCCCTTTGTGCTGCACGTATGGGGCGCAACCGGAACCTGTAAAACAGTGGCGCTCATGGTGGCTATGTCCGTCTGGGGAAATCCCAGGTTGGGAGGCCTGGTTAAGACCATGAACATGACCAAAAACGCAATTATGAGAAATGCGGCTTTCTTATGCTCCATTCCATTCGCCGGGGATGAATTGCAGACCATAAAGGATAAGTGGAATGGGAATTTCGATCAGTTAATCTATCAGATCACGGAAGGCGTGGATCGCGGACGTGCAAAAGCTTATGGTGGAGTGGAAGAAACCAGGACATGGAAAAACAGTTTCCTGCTTACGGGAGAGGAGCCGATCACCAAGTCGAATTCAGGAGGCGGATCCAAGAACCGGGTAATTGAAATCGCCATAGATGACAAGCTGGTGGATGATGGTCATTACGTAAGCACCATGATGGCTGAAAATTTTGGATTTGCCGGCAAAGAGTTCGTTAAATATATACAGAATACGGAAACAAAAAAGATTGTAGAACGGTATAAAACTTATTTTGATGAAATCTGCAAGTTGGATACTACAGACAAACAAGCCATGGCCATGAGCTGCGTATTACTGGCGGACGACATCGCCACGGAACTTTTCTTTCCGGAAGATGATCTTTTAAAGATTGCCGATATCGAAAGATATCTGCAGGGTTCCAAGGAAATAGACGTAGCGGAAAGGGCTTATACGGGCATTATTAATTGGATTGCAAAGAACCAAGTACGGTTCGAGGATCCCAAGGAGGATAATTCCATTAATAAGGGGGAAGTCTGGGGAAAGGTGGAAAGTGGGATCGCCATAATCAACAAGGACGTGCTGGTTGATTTCTTAAATAAAAATGGATTTGATTATACCGCCGTAAGTAAAAAATGGGCAGAGCGCGAGCAGATAAAGCGTAATTCCCAAGGAAAATATATCCACAGTACAAAGGTTTTTGGGATCAAGGCAAGCTACATAAAAATAACTTTGGAAACTGATGTGGACAATGACGGATTTATGCCGATTGAGGATGAGCAGATGGAACTGCCATTTAACTAAAGTCTAACCTGAAAGCATTAAGGTTAGACCATGGTTAGACCCTTGAAACCGCATGGATAGGGGCTTTATATATAGAGTCTAACCTGTCTAACCAGTCTAACCTGTTTATACACTACGTATAGGAGCTTAAATTTGGGCATGTGCGAAATTTGCAATATAAATATATAGATATGCAAGCGGTTTTTCGGTTAGACGGTTAGACCATCAGTAAAATAGCGGCTTTGAGTATGTTTTTTTGTTAATTTTTGAGTTAGACGGGAACTTAAAAAGGTTAGACTTTCGGATTAGGAGGTAGCGATGAGTAATAAAAGCAATGGAACAGCATTTGAAAAAGAGTTTGCGCAGCAGCTCTACGAACATGGCTTCTGGGCACACTTAATGCAGGATAACCAGAACGGTCAGCCATTTGACGTGATAGCGGCAAGGAACGGGCATACATATGTATTCGATTGCAAGGATTGCCGGGATGGGGTATTTAAACTAAGCCGGATAGAGGAAAATCAGCACAACGCAATGAAGCTGTGGGCTGAGACGGGGAATAAGCCGGGACTGTTTGCAATCAGGATGAATAATGCCATATACCTGACGCCCCACAGGATGCTTGAAATTATGCATGAAAACGGTGCAAGGCAGGTGAAGGAGGAAGAATTAATGAAATATTCAAGGCGAATGGAATGGTTGACTGCCAGGGACCGGCTGGATAAAAGGGTGATATGATGAAAATCAAAATCAGTAACGAGATTTCAATCCAGAATCCGACGCCGGAAGTAGTGCACTGGGTGAGAGGGAATTTAAACATTCCGAATCCGGAGTATTTAAAAAAAGTACGCATGGGATTATGGACGGGCAATACGCCGGCGCAGCTTAGCCTTTACCATGTGGACGGAGAAACAATCGTAGTGCCTACCGGTACGGGAAAGCAGTTAAGGCAGTTTTTAAAGAAGGACACGCTGATAGAGCAGGACCTGGCCGATAACGGTCTTAAAGAATACAAAGGCAGGCTTCCCCTGTACGATTATCAGGAAGCTGCCGTGGAGGCGTTGAAAAAGGCAGGGGCGGGCATACTGCAAAGCCCATGCGGTTCCGGCAAAACGCAGATGGGGATCGCCCTGGCGGCAGAACTCTCAAGGAAGGCTTTATGGGTGACGCATACGCAGGATCTGCTTAATCAGTCGTATGAGAGGGCGGCACTGTACTTCCCTGAAAAAACACTTGGCAGGATTACGGCAGGAAAAGTACACATTGGCAGTCACATAACATTCGCAACGGTGCAGACGTTGTCAAAGACGGATCTGGACAAGTTTAAATACGCATGGGACGTGATCATCGTGGATGAGTGCCACAGGGTGTCAGGAACCCCGACAAGCTTAAAGATGTTCTACAGAGTAATGAGCAGCCTTGCGGCAAAGCATAAATATGGCCTGTCCGCTACCGTGCACAGAGCAGACGGATTGATAAAATGTACATTTGCCATATTGGGGGAAATCGTTCATCAAGTGCCGGATACGGTGGTTGCATCAAGAACGATGCAGGTAAAAGTTTTAAGGAGAGAGACCGGCATAAAGATAAACCGTGCCTGTCAGGACACCGATGGGACACTGGTCTACAATAAGCTGATCCCGTACCTGACGGGAAACAAGGAGCGAAACCAGAGCATAGCAAATGATTTGATAAATAATAAAGACTGTTTCAACCTCATCTTATCTGACCGGTTGGAACACCTTGAAACATTGAGGAATCTTCTGCCGGAGGGGCTACGTTGTACCAGTTCCATGATTGACGGGAAAATGACATCGAAGAGAGCCAGGGCGGAGCGTATCAAGGCAATTGAAGACATGCGTTCCGGAAGGAAACACTTCCTTTTCGCTTCATACAATCTGGCAAAGGAAGGTCTGGACATACCGCGTCTTGACCGGCTGTACCTGACGACGCCCAAAAAAGATTACGCAGTGGTGACGCAAAGCATCGGCAGGGTGGCGAGGGTATTTGAGGGAAAGCAGGCAGCAGTCTGTTACGACTATGTGGACAACATACAGTTCTGTGAAAATCAATTCAGGAGAAGAAAAACAAGTTATAAGAAAGCGGGGTGCATACTGGATGGATAGCTATGGGCTGCTTCTGGAAGTGAGGCGGCTGAAAGCCTTGAAGCAGAAAAACGAAGAGTCAGTACCCATGGATGAGCTGCAGACAAGATATAAAAAATCATATGACAAGCTTTGTGAGAATCTAAAAGAAAAGCAGTGCCAGCTGAGAGCATCCTATATGAGTGCGGTAAACGCACTAGTGGCCGTGATGAGCGAAAGCGTATATATAGAGCCGGAGGCGGAAGACGGATGGCTTTTCGACACGCAGCGGGAATGGTATGAGAAGTCAGGGCGGGATCTCCTTGTGAAGGAATTGTTTAACGCTTTCTGGTATTTTGGGGATCCGCAAGATGAAAATAAAAACTAAGATTAAAATTTAGAAAGGAGAACAGTTCCGGCCGGATAAAGGGTACCCTTTCTTTGTGAAAAAAATGAGTACGGTATATACATTTAAGGAAATTATGGAGGAGCAGAAAAAGCCCCTTGATTATAAGATTCAAAAAGCGATCGAAGCAATTGGGCAAAGTTTAGAATTATCAAAAAGCGCAGTAGGCGTTGCATTCAGCGGCGGCAAGGACTCCACCGTCCTGTGGCATTTGATACGGACGCACTTTCCGGAAGCGCAATACCATGTGATTTTCGGAAACACGACAGTGGAGTTTCCTGAAAGCTTGAAATTCACAAAGAAGTTAGGTTCTGAATGGAGTAACGAGAATGTGAAATTTCACGAGGTTTTGCCAGGCAGGCTGACGGAGGACGGATTGAAGTACGAAGCACAGAAAGAAGTGCTTGAATGGCTGATAAAGGAGGAAAAAATCGGTGAAGTTTTGAAAAAAGATGGAAAACTGAAATCAACCTTATCCCTGGAAAAGAAAGCCACACCGGAAATGTGGGAGGACTTCAGGAGAAGGGGACTTGTCTGGAAGAAAGGCACGATGAAATCATTCAACTGGTGCGTGGATCAGTACGGCTATCCGATTCTCGGTAAGGCAGCTTCAAAGCTTACGGCAAAAAGGATCAACATTGACTGTTTCCTACGATTTTCAAAGTCGGAATCAGAGAAGCAGGAAACATTGGAGTATTATGATCTGATCCGTCATGTTAAGACATCCAACCATTGTTGCTCAATCCTTAAAAAAGAACCGTCGGAAAAGAAGCAGGCGGAGCTTGGCGTCGACGTGATCATGAAGGGATTGATGGCGTCGGAAAGCCACGCAAGATTATTGTCGTTCGCTACCAGGGGCTATATCTTTAAAAGTCACAGACCGCATGCGCCGGAATTCTATCACGTTTCACCACTTGGAATATGGCGTGACGAGGATATTTGGGAGTACATACGTCGATTCGAAGTTCCCTATACCACACTGTATGATATGGAGTACGTGGACAACAAGGGAGAAACACGCAATATTAAAAGGAACGGGTGCGTTGGGTGCTGTACAGACATAGCATTCAAGGATAACCACATGTCCGTGTTACGGCAGACGCATCCGGAACGTTGGGAGCAACAGATGAAATCAGGTCTGGGAGAGCAGCTGATGAACCTCCAAAAATTCAAAGGCAATGGACGGATAAATTATCTGAATGTTGCAAAAAACATTGATGATGCAATGGATATGAGACCATGCGCCTTTGATGAAATTGGAGAACGTATAGTGATGGACGATATAACGTCAAGTAAATACGATAGCGAGAGTTAAGGAGGAAGACGGATGCCTGAATATTTAAAATTTAGATGCTGCATGTGCCCGAACGAATACGGAGATGAACAAAACCCCGTCTGCAAGGCAGGTAACCCATGCCGATTTGTAAAGACCTACATGGACAGTCGCGGATGGCTGTACCGGGTGATGTGCGGAATCGGGGCAGACAGTTATAAGGCAAGATGCAATAAACCAGGGGGAAACGGCTGGAAGTGCTGTTCATTCCTGCCTTGGCGGAATTCATTTGACGAGGCGCAGGCAGACTTGAATGCGCATGCTGAAAAGAAAGGATGGAAGGAATATGAATACAAGAATA